CTATGCACGGCAATCTAGAAAGATTTCTAGCAGGATTACAGCGCCAACCTGGAAATAATCCCGTGCATGTCCAGGCCAACGCCATGGCCGATGAGATAATCAAGAACGGACTCAAAGATGTCAACGAGGTATGGGCCATGGAACAGAGCCTGTATTTCCCCGGACTTTACTCTGGGACCACTGATCTAGTAGCTGTCTACAAAGACAATCCCTGCATCGCTGACTACAAACAGACCAACAAGCCCAAGAAAGAAGAGTGGGTCGAAGACTACAAGCTGCAGCTGGTCGCCTATATACTAGCACATAATGAAGTCTACGGCACAGACATCCGCGAAGGACACGTTTTTATGTGCTCACGAAACTGCGAATACCAGCAGTTTGATCTATGGCCCGGGGACTTCAACAAATATCAAGATATGTGGTTGGATAAGGTAGAAGAATACTACACCAGCATAAGATAAATACTCCATATAGGAGAATATCAAGTGGCAGTGGTACAGATCTCGAAAATACAAATTAGGCGTGGACAAAAGAGCCAGAGCGGAATTCCACAGCTGAGCTCGGCGGAGTTCGCCTGGGCCGTTGATACCCAAGAACTTTTTATCGGTAACGGATCTGTAGCAGAAGGTGCTCCTTATGTTGGGAACACCAAAATATTAACTGAGCACGATAACATACTAGAACTAGCATCCAGCTATCGTTTCGCCGGATCTGATGTCAGCATCATAGACAGCATAGATCGTCCACTGCAAGAAAAACTAGATGAATATGTCAGCGTCCTGGATTATGGTGCGGTTCCAGACGGCAGCACAGACAGTGTTAGTGCCTTTGAAAACGCTTTCGCAGATTTATTTCAAAACGCCAACGAAAAATTCAAAAAGAGATTGCTGGTTCCCAACGGCGTATATCTATTCAACAGCGATCTAAGGATACCCAGCACAGCCATCCTAGTAGGAGAAAACCAACAGCGGTCTATCTTAAACATAGGACCTAACAATATACTATTCGTTACCGAAGACGGCGACGGTGTGATAGATTTCAACAGCACGAACCGACCCGAGTCGATAATCATAGAAAATCTAACCATTGAAAGAACCAGTGGACAAGTAGTAATCACCGGTGTCAAAGACAGTCGTTTTGAAAATGTCAGATTCCTAGGAAACTATGAGCTAGGACAGTCGGTATCTTCTATAGTGACCAGATCAGCTTCGGTATCTTGGGAAAATAGTTTTGCTGCTATTAAAGTTGACAACATCAAGTTCGTAGATTGCCTTTTCGAATTCACACAGTTGGCCGTGCGTTGCGATCAGACCGCCGTCTTCGATACCACGGTCGTATTCCGAAACTGTAGATTTTTCGTCTGCGATGTAGGTATCTATGTCGACGGATACAGGAATACATCGGTGATCCCGAATCTAGTTCAGGGGACCTTATGGCAGATCAATGACTGCCAGTTCGAAGAAATTTTCAATCAAGCGATACTGACCACCGAAGGTCGTGGAACCCAGGTTTTCGATTGTGGTTTTATCAACTGTGGCAATGGTAACGGTGCCGCCGCATCTCCGATCACCAGTATCGTTGAGTTTGGAGACAACCTCGCCAACGTAGTAGAATCCTGCAGATTCAATCGCCATCAGAATGCCTTTATCACAGCGGTCAATTCCACAGTAGCCGTTCCTGAAGTGCTGAACGCCAGCTACGTTTCTATCGCTGATAGGCAGCATGCAGACATCTTCCTCAGCGACAGCTTTAGGCCGTTGACTGTTTTTTCAGCCTATAATAAATTTATCTACATAGATTATATCCTTGCACTTGGGGATCGTAATAGGACCGGCCGTATCGCCATAACCATAGACCGCGACCTTTCAGTGGCCGAACTCAGCGACCAGTTTATCTATTCGTCAGAAACACCAACTTCACCCGGAGGAGCTCTTATGACCAACTTTGAATTTGATGTAGAACTCAGAAACAATGCCAATTATGGCGATTCCGCCTTGGGTGACAATAAAGAAACCGCGGTGTTGTTCTATCAAAATCCTCTGAGCAATGGTGCTACAGGTGTGATTTCCTATTCAGTGACCTACGGTGTTTGATGCCCACGGCAATGAAAGAATAGACCAGTGGCGCCAACTACGAAATAACTTAGAAACTGATCAAGAGCCGTTTTCAACGGCTCTGAACGTTTGGTGCCGAGCGCCCTTGGTCAATTCTTATCTCGATCCCAGCCGTCCACGGTCTTGGCCGGATCCATGGCATCTTATTTTGGATAACCGGTACGACGATCTTGCGCTGACACTAGGGATAATGTATACTCTTAAATTAACACAGCGGTTTATGGCTGTGGAATTTGAGATACATATGTCTATGTTAGAGAAAGAAAGTTTCTATCTGCTCGCTGCAGATCATGTCTGTTTTGATATAAGTCGGCGACAGATCATTGCCAAATCCGATATACCTGAAAATTCCACCACCTTGATCTATCACTCTGATCAAGAAAAATAAATATCATTCAAACACAAGAGAATACAATGACCATAATAGTAAGCAAAAGAAACGGCGAGAAAGAACCGTTGATGATCGAGAAATGGCAGGCGCAGATCGCGAAGGTCTGCAAAGGAATCGCTGATGTCAGCCAATCGATGATCGAAATCAAAGCACAACTGCACTTCTATGATGGTATCACTACCAAAGACATCGATGGTATCACCCTTAGAGCCATCGTTGATCTTATTGACATCGAAAACAATCCAGATGTAGGACATACCAACTATCAATTTGTCGCAGGCAAACAGAGATTGAGCATGTTGAGAAAAGACGTTTATGGCGCTTACGAACCTCCCCGCCTCTACGACATTGTTAACAAGAATGTGTCCACTGGCCTCTATACTTCTGAGCTACTGGAATGGTATACCGAAGATGATTGGAACAAGATGGATGAATTCATAGATCACGAGAAAGATGAGCAGTATTCTTATGCTGCGATCGAACAGTTGATCGAAAAGTATCTGGTCAAGAATCGAGCTACCAAAGAAATCTATGAAACACCACAAATCCGCTACATGATCGCCGCCGCCACGGTATTCCACAAAGAAGAACCCAATAGCGCAAGAATGCGCTACATCAAGGAGTATTATAATGCAGCTTCTGATGGTTTGTTTACTCTGGCTACTCCTGTTCTCGCTGGGCTTGGCACTCCTACCAAACAATTTTCTAGTTGTGTGCTTATTCGCAGCGATGATGACCTTGATAGCATATTTGCTAGTGGTGAAATGATGGCCAAGTATGCCAGCAAACGTGCTGGTATTGGTCTGGAGATTGGTCGCCTTCGCCCTCTAGGTAGTCCCATCAGAGGTGGGGAAATCATGCACACAGGTATGATCCCGTTCCTTAAAAAATGGTTTGGCGATCTTCGCTCTTGTTCACAGGGAGGTATCCGCAATGCTAGTGCTACTGTATTCTATCCTATTTGGCATCACCAGTTTGACGATCTTATCGTTCTCAAGAACAATCAAGGAACCGAAGAAACCCGAGTCCGTCATATGGATTATGGGGTTGTGCTTAGTAGTTTCTTCTGGAGAAGATTCAAAAACCGAGAAGACATAACTTTCTTTGACCCCAACGAAGTACCCGACTTGTACGAAGCTTTTTACAAAGATACTAAACTGTTTGAACAATTGTATGTGAAATATGAAAAGCAGTCTAACCTGCGCAAGAAAACTATGAGCGCGGAGGAAGTCTTTAAGTCTGGCATACTCAAGGAGCGTACAGATACAGGTCGCATCTATTTGGTGTTTATTGATAATGTTATGAATCAAGGTCCTTTTGATCCTGAATATCATACCATTTATCAAAGTAACTTGTGCTGTGAGATCTTATTACCAACCCGTCCATTTAAGAGATTAGACGACGAGGAGGGACGCATAGCGTTATGTACACTGGGATCCATCAACTGGGGTGCGTTCCGTAACCCAGAAGACATGCGCCGTGCATGTCGCATTCTACAACGCAGTTTATGTAATATCCTTGACTATCAGGATTTCTTGTCAATACAGAGCAAGCTGAGCAACGACGAGATACAACCATTAGGCATCGGAGTCACTAATCTTGCCTACTGGCATGCCAAGCGCAGTTTAAAATATGGAGAAAAAGATGCTCTGCAAGAAGTCAAGACTTGGATGGAACACCAGGCCTACTATCTCACCGAGGCCACGGTCGAGTTGGCTCAAGAAAGAGGTCCTTGTCTCGAATCTGCTCGCACCCGCTATAGCCAGGGTGTGTTTCCTTGGGAGCTAAGAGCACAAGGAGTCAACGAACTGGCCGACTTCACTCCTGAACTAGATTGGGAGAGCCTCCGAACACAGATAAAGCAGCACGGAGTCCGCAATGCCACCCTGATGGCCATCGCTCCCGTAGAAAGTTCCAGCGTGGTGATCAACAGCACTAACGGAATCGAATTGCCTATGAGTTTGATCTCTACCAAAGAATCAAAAGCAGGATCGTTCACACAGGTGGTTCCGGAATACCAACGTTTGAAGAATCGTTATCAGTTAATGTGGGAACAGACAGACTGTGTGGGATATCTCAAGACAGCAGCAGTACTGGCTGCCTATGTAGATCAATCTATCAGCACAAACACGTTCTATAATCCCGCGCACTTCGCTGATAGGAAGATACCTACCACGCTGATAGCCAAGAATCTCATGCAGGCGCACGTATGGGGTTTGAAAACTTTTTACTACAGCTTAATCAACAAGGCCGGCAGTAAAGCACTAGAATCATTAACACCGGAGGTACACTACAACGGCTTCCACAATGAGAGAGAAGTAATAGAGGATGAAGAATCCTGCGAATCCTGCAAACTATAGAGAGACAGACATGAGCAAACCACAATACGATCTAAAAACCAAGACCGATTATCTTTCTAGGAAGATGTTCCTAGATCCCGCAGGACCCGTGACCATACAGAGATTCGAAGAGGTCAAATATAAAAAAATCGTGGATTTTGAAACCACTGCCCGTGGATTTTATTGGGTACCAGAAGAGATCAATCTGTCAAAAGATGCCAACGATTTTAAAGATGCCACAGACGCGATAAAACACATTTTTACCAGCAATCTGTTAAGACAGACAGCCTTAGATAGTCTTCAGGGCAGAGGCCCGAGCCAGATCTTCACCCCAGTGGCATCACTACCGGAGTTAGAAGCCCTTGTTTACAATTGGACCTTTTTTGAAACGAATATCCATAGCCGTAGCTACAGCCATATCATTCGCAACATTTATAATGTTCCTAAAGAAGTTTTTAATACTATTCATGATACTCAAGAAATCGTGGATATGGCTTCAAGCATTGGTGAACATTATGAACGTCTACACCAGATTAATTGCCGTAAAGAATTGGGCGAAGCGATCACGGAAAAGGAACACATCCGAGCGATCTGGTTAGCCCTGCACGCCAGTTATGCCTTGGAAGCATTCCGCTTCATGGTTAGTTTTGCCACAAGTCTGGCGATGGTAGAGAATAAAATCTTCATCGGCAATGGTAATATCATATCGTTGATCCTACAAGATGAGCTGCTGCACAAAGGTTGGACTGCTTGGATCATCAATCAAGTGGTCAAAGAAGATCCTAGGTTCGTAGAAGCTGAAAAAGACTGTGAGCAAGAAGTCTTAGAGATCTATCGAGCGGTTATCGCTGAGGAAAAGGCCTGGGCAGAGTATCTGTTCAAAAAAGGTCCAGTGATCGGGTTGAACGTAGGCATACTAGGAGATTTCGTAGATTTTACTGCAGCGCAGGCGCTGAAAGACATCGGCATCAAGTACTGGGACCCGCATCCTAGGACTACTCCTATACCTTGGTTTAACAAGCATTCGGATACCAGCAAGAAACAGTCTGCTCTCCAAGAAACTGAAAGCACCAATTATGTCATCGGCATAATGAGCGAAAATCTAGACTATCAAGAACTTCCGACTATATAATAGATATGTATAAAGCACAATTTAAATCTAAATCACCTTATGAATCTTGGACTACTATAGGAACTTATGGGTCAGAAGCTCCGGCGATTTCTGCGGCCATGGCGAGAAAAAAAATGGGTGCCATAATGGTCAGGGTACTGGATAAAAAAGGTGCTGTGATATATTCTAATTAGAAAGGTGATCGATGAAAGCATTGGTATGGAGCAAGTATAATTGCCCCTTCTGTGAACAGGCCAAGGCCCTGTTAGCACAAAAAGGCATAGAGTTTGAGGAAAAAAAGATCGGTGATGGATATACTCGGGAAGATCTCTTAGAAGCGGTTCCCGAAGCTAGAACAGTACCACAAATCTTCCTAGATGGAGAGTTGATCGGTGGATTCACAGAACTTAAAAAATATTTTGGAAAGGTATAAAGATGTTAATTGACAAAGGTGTAGCAGCAGGTGAAGTGATAACACTGAAATTGACCAGTGGTGAAGAACTAGTAGCCAAGTTGATAGAAGAAACAGCCACGCACTATAAATTAAGCCGTCCTATGGTTATTGGTATGGGGCAACAAGGTCCAGGATTGATGCCTTACCTATTCACTGTACATCCAGACAAAGAAGTCAAACTGAACAAAATCACAGTTACGTTAGCTGAGGCCACAGACAAAAGTTTCGCTGACCAGTTTATACAGAGCACAACCGGTATAAAATTAGCCTAATGGTCAAACCTATACAACGGCTGACAGATCCCAATATATTAGGTGGTGTCATCATTGACACAGATGGCAATACATCTGTATTCGCAAATAACCTGCTGGCGTCTGTCAATACCAGTACAGTGTTATATGGACCACCTACCACTTCAACAGCCAACGGCAGTGGAACTGTTTTCGCCCACGGGGTCAATGTCAACTATACAGATAATCCAGATGCAGATGGTATCCCACGTGCTGCGGGCAGTCCGGATGTTTTTGTCGGAGACGATATTGATCAGGATATTCCTAGCATACGTGGTGTAGTTGAGGCTGATGAAGAAGATGTTTTCGTTCCCGGTTCGGGTGCTGCGAGGTTTGAGGCTGTGCCAAAATCAGAAAGAGAAGCTGCGGTCCCACCGCCAGAACCTACCGGACAGAGCAACGCAGAAGCCAGTAAATTTACCGGTACTCCCACTGCTGATTGCGGCGGCGTAGAAGCTACCGTGACTGCGGCCGCAGGAGATCTAAACGCTATCGAAGCTATTTCTCTTAGCCCCAGATTTACAGTGAAAAAACTGACTAGAAAACCAATAATTGCGTTTGATAATCCATTAAATCCTGCAGCAGGTGATCTTTCAAGAGAAGAGATTGTTTGTAATCTTAAACTGTTATGTATAAACTGTCTAGAACCTATCTATGGCAGATTTAACAATGCGTTTGTGACTAATACATGGAGACCTAGAGGAATCGGTTCGCCTACTTCGCAGCATCCCAAAGGACAGGCCGCAGACATACAGTTCCGCGGAGTAAAAAAATCTGATTATTTTGGCATAGCACAGGTTATCAAAGATCTAGTTCCGTTTGATCAATTGCTACTAGAATACAAGACTACAGGAACAGGACTGCCTTGGATACACATAAGTTTTAACAAAGATGGTAATAGGAAACAAGTATTGACTTTATTAAACAATAAAACATTTGGACAGGGTCTAATAGACCTTGCGGACAGATGAAAAAATCTTTATTTTTTATAGCCGGTTGGTTCTGCCTCATCATGGCCTATATCGGTGTCGTTACACCCGGTATACCTTTCAGTATCTTTTTGGTAGGAGCAGCCTATTGTTTCGCCCGCAGTTCTAAGAAGATGGAGAACTGGATCTACAATCACAGGCATTTCGGGCCGTTCTTGCTGAACTGGGAAAAACGTCGAGTGTTTCCACGAAAGGCCAAATATGCTATGATAGCAGTTATGTCCAGCAGTTTGATAATCATGTTCTTTGTCGTGCCTATCAAAGGTGTGATCTATAGCGGCGTGATGATGCTGTTAGTGTCTGTGTGGGCGTGGCGCTATCCCGACAGCGTAGAAGAACACGAACGTAGAAAAAACAACAAAGAGAAGATAGGATGGTTTGAGTAGGTGATGATACCTATACCAGATACTCTCGGAAAGTTTCTAAAGTTTCTTCCATTGTCAACAATTGTATACCTCGCTGACGATAGCTAAGACTCACGCAGATTCTTTCTTCATCTTGAGTGGTTATGTTATGTGGAACGCCTGCCTGTATAATCGCTGACCCTTGAATCTCATGCTCATAAATTTTTTTACACTGGCTGTGTTCAAAATATCGATATAAAGTGCCCTTTTCCATTGTTTTAGTTATTCCGCTATCGGGAGTTAATGGTTCGTACCAATTCATCTTGCTTTTTCTGCCTTTGAAAATCCAATTTATCTTGGTGAAATCTCCTCCAAGGTTGTCTACGTGAATCCCACTATCGATAGACGGCGGAAGATAGAATGTTTCTACCTGTGTCACTATTATACCTAAGGATTCAAAAAGGTCAACGAGATTGGGATTGAGATAGCTCTGTTGAAGAAAAGAGTGTTGTAACTTCATTGAGGGCATAAAGAAATCTGGTGTGCGGAATAAATCAGTTCTAAAATCGATAGGTTGACAATACATAAATATTTCCAGGTACTACCTTATGGTTTGATATTTATTCCGGTATGTTATTAATGATCTAAAGGAAATCGGATGGCTAAAATAACTCTAGAAGAACTCTGCGATATCGCTTTCGCCCACGAAGAAGGCGATCCCATAGATTGGGGAGTGTTCAAAAATGGACAGGAAGAAGCCATGAAGATGATCGGCTCCAGCGTGTTAGAGATGTTCGATCGAGATGAAGTAGACGATACTCAGAGATTGATCATGCTGGCCACAATAACCAAACTGACCACGGAAAACATGATACTACATTCTAAGCTCTTGACACAGAGCCAAAAAGATAGTTAAATAACTGTATTGTTGTAATCCCTTCCGAGTGAAGGCATTCTGGACGGGGGTTCGATTCCCCCCGGCTCCACCATAAGCATATAGTCTACTGGCGAATGAGATCACAATGCTCATAGTAAGTTCCAAACTGTATGCTTATGAGGGGGCCGATCGGTTTCGACAGGGTGAGATAGCGGAGACGGCAACAGGGTAGGCGATGACCCTAAATCAAGCGAAACTAATAAATGCCAATGACGCATTTTTTGGAGAAACTCGCCTAGCGGCGTAGTCTCCACGGGGCAGGTATGCCTTGTTACCAAAAATACCAAAAAGTGGCTCTCGCAGCCACTTTTTCTTGATCTTTACTGACAGTTTGTTATATATTTGTTCAGTGCATACCTTGTAAGAACGATATTGTTTTTATCTATGAGGGTCATAGAAAAATAATAACAAAAACCTATGGAAAACCATTGATCTATAGGTTAAATACATTGTAAAATAGTTTTGAGTTTTCAACACACACAAGGAGAAACACATGAAAACAGTTGGTGATAAGTTAGAAGCCTTTGCCGTAACAGGCGTTAATCCAGGTAAAGACGATTTCTTTACTATTGATGAAAAAAGTTTTGCAGGAAAATGGAAAGTCATCGCTTTCTACCCCAAGGACTTTACTTTCGTATGTCCTACTGAAATCGTAGCCTATGATAAGATGTTTCAAGATTTCGCAGACCGTGACGCTGTTCTGCTCACAGGTTCAACAGACAATGAGTTTTGTAAACTGGCATGGCAGCGCAGCCACGAAGATCTTTCAAAGATCAAGCACATCCAATTTGCCGACACCGCCCGCTACGAGCGCAGCCTAAGCAGCCAGCTTGGTGTATTCTTTGCTCCGGCAGGTGCCGCACTCCGTGCCACATTCATCGTTGATCCAGACAATGTCATCCAGCACGTTACCGTCAACAACCTGAACGTGGGTCGCTCACCAGAAGAAACACTTCGCGTTCTAGATGCGTTACAAACTGGTGAACTCTGTGCCTGCAACCGCACCATCGGTGGGGAGACGCTGTAATGACTGCTTGGGTAGACCAACTCAAAGAATCAATCCCTGACTATGCTAAAGACACCAAGCTGAATATCGATGCTGTGGTCAAGCGTTCAACTTTGGATCCTGTAGAAGCAGAAGCCTGCGCTCTAGCAGCCGTCTTCGCCACAGGTAATACCAAATTATGGACATGGGTCCAGCCTCAGATTGCCGATCAAAAGGAAGCAGAAGCTGCGATCACTGCCGCATCATTGATGGCCATGACCAATACTTGGTATCCCTATGTAGAAATGGCAGCTGATGATAATCTGCAAGGTCTGCCGGCACAGTTGCGCATGAATGCCATAGCTACACATGGCGGAACTACCAAGGCTCGGTTTGAAGCCTACAGTTTGGCCGCTTCAATCGTAGGCCGGTGCCATTTCTGTGTGAAAGCACACTATGACACTCTAAAGGCTGAAGGCTATACTGTGGAGCAACTTCGAGACATTGGTCGTATCGCTGCTGTGATGGCAGCGGTCAGCAAGGTGATGTCAACTTAATCCAAAGCCCGTCATAGACGGGCTTTTTTTGACATTTACTATACAATAAGTTTACAATAGCAATCAGTAACCATCGAGATATATGATTTAATCTTCAGCGACCTGATTAAATATAGGTAAAGAAGATCAAAATATGTCAAAAATTTATTATCAAGATATCCCCAACGGGAATTTTTCTATCAGCCAGTTCATATTTCGAAAAACCAAACCATTCATTAGCGAAACAGCTCTAAGAGATTTAACATTTTATGAATTTACGTTGGAAGAACTAGGATTGCCATCAGCCGATAAACTGTTAGCTCAGGTCTTAGACGTAGAACATCAAGTAGGACTACAAAATTGGGTTAATCGTGCAAAAACCATTAAGCATTATAAAGGTTTTTCGTTGACATACAATCCAAATTATTGTGATAGCATAGAGTCGATTTATCACCAAACCATGGGGTCTACGCAGGTAACACAGAATTACTCAAGAAACAATCAGACAGATATCAATATTAGAGATACCTATTATGACACCTATGGATTTAGAAAAATCCCACCGATCATAAAAGCCTCTCTAGGAGATTTTGTAGATAGATTTGGTTTTCCATTTTTCCGAAGCAGAGTGGCATATTTTGATCCTGTTGTGCCTCCTAGAGGCAAAACCGATGACTGGCACATAGACGAGGCGCCTTATGAATTGTTGAGAATCAATATCCCACTGCAAACCTGTAAAGAGCATGTGTTAGATATAGTTGGTTCAGACGAATACGGAAACAATTTTAATTTAGACGGCAAACATCTCGAAGTCGGAAAGGCCTATATCTGGAACACTCGCATACCCCATAGAGTCTACATCAACAATATCGTATCATCTTTTCTTCCAAGGATCCATATGGTTTTAGGATTATCGCCTTGGATAAAATACAACGACGTGGACGATAGCTTTGAAGAATCAAAATGCTATGGTATGCCGATACATGAAATAGCAGTAAAAAAATTATTTCTACAATCAAACAACGGTTGACAATCACACAGTTTTTTTGTTAAACTTAATCACGGATTTTAATTTTGGAGATTGTATATGACCATGCATCTAGAAGGTCCCTGGCTATCTACCACAGGCAAACGTAAGGGCAAGCAAAAGTTTCGAAATGCTGATCAAGCTAGGAAGGCCCGTGAATTGGAAGAATCATGGAAAGCCTTGCAGAAAAAATGGGGCATTGAAGCAGAAGAAAAAAAGCGTAGACGGGCCTTGACCTCTGGTACTTTGGACACGAGCTCGTACAGGCTGGCCCCTCCCCCAGGTAGGGAGACTCCTAAGATCGATAGCCTGCCATTTACCGGTGGCCCTTGTGTAAAGTCTGCGGAAAAGGTCTATACCGGCACAAAAATCAAAGGAATTGGTACTATGCATAAAAGCAATGCCGTACCTATCTTTTCGGATGAAGAGGCGATAGATATCGCCAAAATGCGTCGATAATCGTGCATTTTTTGCTGGTCGATGCTAAAATGCGATATATATTAAACGTTTCGCAAGAAACTAAGATAACGGGATTGGACGGAGCGACCAGTTTTATGTACAATCCTGCGAGTCTTGGCCAATGAGGAACCCGTGAGATTCGGGAAGCCATGCTCGCCAAAGGTGAAAGCGCGATCTTGTAAACAGCAAGTAGCGTGTCGTAACTGATGGAGACGACTACACGAACCCAGGGTTCTCATATAGAGCCTCGTGAAGTTAACTCCCTTAATGTAATGCCACAGTGTATCGTGGCACCAAATGAAAGGAGGAACACAATGTTTCAATCTCTTAGATTGGGTAGTATAGCGGTATCGTTGTTAGCGGTAGTATTTTTAGTGAGTTCTATAACTGGATGGAAGTTCCAGAAACTTACCGGCAAAGAAGGTTATCAGTTCGTTTCAGCAGAAAGCATAGAAAAAGATCTAGAATGTCTTGCTCTGAATATCTATCGCGAAGCGGGTCATGAACCATTCGAAGGCAAAGTAGCGGTGGCACAGGTCACCCTAAATCGGGTGGCTGACCCGAGATTTCCGGATACCGTCTGTGGTGTGGTCTACGAAAAGACCGTTATCTTTGCCACGGTGATCTGCCAGTTCTCCTGGTACTGCGATGCCAATCATCGCAACAAGAAGATCAACGACAAGGCCTATGCAGACAGCTACGCTGTGGCCAAAAAAGTATATCTGGAAGGATTCCGTCTTGACAGCTTAAATAAAGCATTGTATTATCATGCTGATTACGTCAGCCCCAACTGGAAACTAGAAAGGATAACCAAAATTGGAACCCACATCTTCTACAGGAAACCAAATGAAAACATTTGACATCGAAAAGGTCCGCGA